GTTTGATGCTAGCGCTTGTTGTTGCGGCGCTAATACAGCATTCAAACCACTTCCTGCAGTAATTGCCATTTTTTAATTTGTTTTAAATTGTTATTTATTTTTGTTTTTAATTTTAAACTTAAAATCAGAAGAATTATCACCTAGCACTTTAAATTTTAAACCACCTGTTTGAATTTCACCATGACTTTGTCTTGGATTCATATCAACATTTTTAGCTTTAGCAACGCTATCTTTTAAAGCATCTGCTTTTCCTTGTTCATAAAAGTGATTAGCAACAGCGTCAGCATTCATGGCTGTATACAGAGACTTATGATAACCCTTAGCATCTGACATTTCATTATTTTCGTTCAAAAACTTTTTGACAAAATTATTAATATCGCTTTGAGTGTCTTTAACCTCTCCAGCATTATTTACATTAAATCTATACTTCTTATCCCCAACGTTGTATTCAAAACCTTTAAACTTGTCGTTAAAAACTTGATTCGTTTTATTTAAGAAAGTAGATTTTTGTGCTTCTGCTACCTTTTTAGTCTCTTCCGACTCCTTGTTATATCTATTAAAGAAATCAATAGCTTTTTGTTGTTCTTGAGTCAACTTTGAACCAGCTTTGATATCTTCATAGTATTTGGACTTTTGCCCGTCCAAGTGGGCTCTAGCGCTGGCAACTTGCTCTTTTAGCGCTAATTTTTTTCTTCGTATATCTCTTTCGTCGTCAACATCTTCGTCGTAAGAGAATTGATCTTCCATAAGGAAGTTAATTTCTTCGTTATTTAAATGAGGTTTTGTTTGTGTATAATACTCTTTTAATAAATCTTGATTATCTAAACCACTGTAATCTTGATTTAGTTTAACGTAGTCATTTAAATCGCCACCGGTTTCTTCCATAAAATCCATTAACTTTTGAATGTTCTCTGGTAGTGGTTTACCGGTTTCTAAATTTTCTTTAATAGCTTCACTTGCTTCTTCAGCTATTTCTTCAACTTGTTCTTCAACTTGTTCTTCAGTAACTTCTTCTAATACGGGCGTTTCTTCATCTTGAACGGTGCTTTCTTCTTCGCTGGACCGTACTTCTTCAACCACTTTTGCGCTGTCTTTACTGTCTTCGGATTCTCCGACAATAGCATCGCTTGCATTTGTTTCTGGTTCTTGAACGGCATCTGTTTCTTCTTTAGGTGGTTTGCTTAAATCAACCTTAGTTATAGATTGCTCTTCAACCATAGGTTTCATCTTCATTTTTTCTTTAACCTCAGTAACGTTACCTTTTGTTTCGTTACCATCTAGTTGTTTTTCTGTTTTTGCTTTTACTTTTAACGAACCTACTTCGTTGTCAACGATAGGCTCTTCTTTTTTCTTTTTTGCCATAATATAATATAATAATAATTAATAAATTATCTAGGATCAAATGATCCTAAATCAAAACCACCACCAAGTATATCATTACCTGCGGACTCAAAGTTTTTAGGTGGTTTTTCGTTCTTTCTTTGATCTATAAGTTCACTTTGTTGTGAAGCTTGTATCTTTGTTCTTTCGTCTTTACGATCTTCCTTTTCTTTCTCTCTACTCTTAACACTATCAACTTCCATACCCTTTAACTGCATGTTCATTTCAAACTCTAATTGCATCAATTCTTTCTTATGCTCAACTTCTTGCATCATTTTTTGACTTTCAAAACTAAATTTAGCTTCTTCTATACTTATGTCTGAAGTGGCTTTTGCTTGATTTTTCTGCGTTTCAGCTTGTGCTGCTGCCTGTGCAGCTTGTTGATTAGCTTGTGATTGAGCTTCAATGTTCTCTAATTGTTGTTGTCTATCTGCTTCTTGTTTTTTAGCTCTTCTAATTTTTAACATTTGATTTGCTAACTTGATGTTTTTTATTTCTCTTAAATCAATTGCATCTTCTAATTCTATAGTTTGTTGTTGTAAAGCCATTTGAATATTGTTTTCAAGCATAGCTTTTTCTTCTTCATCTGGAATTAATTCTATAAATATTCCAAAATCATAAAGATGCAAAGTAGACATTTCTTCTAAAGTTGCCACGTTGTGAGATCCAATAGCTTGAATAAAAGCATCCTTTGTAGGAGAGTATTCTATAATATCGGATATTCTAAGAGATAAACATTCAGCTGTTTCTGCAGTTAAAAATAGCCCAGCTTGTAATATATGTCTTGTAGCTGTATTAGAGTTAGCAGCTGCTAATTTTTGGACACCAACCAAGGCGTTTTTATCAGGTGTACTACCATCTCTAGCTTCATTAAGTCCGGTCACATCTCTTATCATTTGTAAATAGTAATTATAATTACCAATAAGAGCTTGCATTTTATTTCCACCAGAACCAGATGTTATTTCTTGAATAGGTACTTTTCCTGGATTCATATCACCCTCAGAAGTCATAGACCTCCCAATAACACTACCTGTTTGGAAGAACATGTTTAGCGCTTCTTGTGGGTTATAGTTAGTTCCATTACCTAGATCTATTTCAGCTAATCCGTCTGCATCTAGATAAACACCGTCAGGAGTCATTCTTGATAATACTTGTTGTATCTTTAGATGTGTTAATTGGATCATGTCTGCGAATCCAGTAACTCTTCTCACTAAAGAATCTATTTTACCATTATACATTCTAGGAGCAACAATAGAATAATTCATTTTTACTTTAGTAAAATCACTTTTTGGACGCATCATATTTCTAGACATTTCCCACTTAAGTAATTTATTAGTACCAAGCACCATAGCGCCTTCGTATAAACATTCTATAGATCTAATCATTCTAGAAAAACCGCCCTCCATGTTTTTTGGAGGATCAAAAGAATCATCCTTAGGTATAATTTTATCAGCACCTGTTCCAGTTTCTTTCACCTTATAAACTTCGTTCATATAAGTTTTATAATTAAAATATAAAACTTGAATAGTGTTGTTATCCTCTTTATCTCTAGAGTATCTAGTAGTATTGTTATTTCTATTAAACGACTTATTTTTCATAATATCCTCAAGATCGCTTTCCGTTAAATGAGGAAATTGTTTAGCAAGTTCGTTTACTGGAATAGACTTAACTTCACCAACATAGTATATATCATCAAAATAAGGGGAATCTGTATGTGAGTAAACAAGGTTAGCAGGATCTACATAATCTATAACCACACCCTCGGAAGTGTTAAAAGAAGTTTTCACAGCACCAATCCCAAGAACTGTAAGATCATAGTAAAATCTTTTCTTTATAAGCTCGTAATTATTACCTTCAAACAAAACATTTAATGCTTGCTCTTCAGCTAATTCAATGGCTTGCTTATAATTAAGCTGCATATGGAGTTCTAACTCTTCTTTAGTTTCTGGTAATTGTTCTGCATCACTCTCCATTAAGTTCATTCCGAACTGCGCCATATATTCATGAAAATCACGCATTTCCATATCGTTTCTCATTCTCTCCATGTAATCAATTCTTTTTGCAACACCAGAAGGATCTTGAGAATAAGCCTTTATATCGTAAGTTCTTTCGGCAATACCATTAACTACTATATCTACAAATTTAGATATAATTGGAACTGGTTTCCAGTCTAAATTTAAATAGGACAAATCACCATTAATAGATAACTCATCCTTATATTTTTGAATAGATTGCTCGCCTCTCGCGTACAATCTTAAATTATGAAAATCATTGTTATTAGATCTATATCTATTAACGCTTCTATCGTTATTGAACCATTCTTGTTCTATAGCTTTACCAACTTTTAAACCATATTCGTAACTAAGTTTCTCAGCATCACTTACGGTTTGACTCGGGAAATAACTTTTAATGCCAGACTCTGCCATATTTATTATTTGATTATTTGTGAATTAGTTCCAGTATTACTATACTTGGAAATATTTATATTTAGTTTTGGTTTTTCAACCTTTGCATTCGGTCTATATAAGTGTCTATTATTTGCCATTATAGCTAAACCAGAACTTATCGACGCGTCATATTTTGTTCTTTTATTTATATCAAATCTAGACCAATCATTTAACAAAGCGTTAAAGTACAAGTCTCCAAACGTACCATCTTTCTTCATACCTACATGATTTTGTATATACATTTCAATTGCGGCCGCATGTGCTTGTTTTATATCTTCACTAGAGTTTGGTATACCTCCCACCTCTTTTTCTGCAACAGATAGTTTATTCCAAACCTTATCAGGACGATTCATACTAAACCCTCTATAACCTCTTCTTCTTAAATAATATAAGAGTCTAGGTTTATTATTCTCTGCCAATATCGGCATTCCATAAAATACTAATGCCATTAAAACGTCTTCAAAGAATATTTCTGCCGTAGGTGGTCTTGATAAGTATTCTAAAAAGAAACTGTTTGCTGGAGCGTCCTCCATGCTGAATCTTGTTAATCCATG